CTGAAGCCTGTCCATCATCCTGTTTACCAGTGGTAGCTGGAGTTCGGAACTCAGGAGGCTGAAGGCACCACCAAGCTGCTTTTCAATCGACTGACTGAGCAACCGGATCTCTTCGGCGGTTACTCTGTCGGCGTTTCTGATGGTGGATTCTGTGAGCATGAAGGCGTAGGACAGCCGCTCCGTGATCGCGTTAGCCGTCGAGGCCGCAATACCAAGATCAGCCTGCTTTTGAGACTGGAGTACGGACACATCTCCGGCGTTTCCTTCGACGATTGCTCCGTTTGCACTCTTTGCGAGAGTTCGTGCGCGGGTAGTACCATTCGGGGACACGAGGAACAGTATTTTACTCGCGGCAGCGGCACCTTCGACAATAGCTTGCGTAAGCCCTTCCAGGCTGCGGAGATCACCGAGATACTGTTCGACATAACTGCGCCCATAGTCCTCACCTTCAACCGAATACATTCGGAGTGGAATGAATGGCAGCTTTTCCTTGGGGTATGAACCCCGACTGCCCGGTACTTCAACATCACCCACAGTCTGGTAGACCTCGTACTTCTTTTCAGAAATACGGTGAATGCAGGTGTACAAATCAACAGACTTATCCGGGCTTTCCGCCATCATGCCACCAACCTGCCCCCGAATCTCTTCGGGAAGCTGGTCGGGCTGGACGGATTCTTTCGTGACAATGTGAAGGGGCTTACCCATCGAGCATCGCTGGACAACATACCGGGACAGGGGGAACACCCGCACACCGCCGTCATCGGGGAACTGAATAAGACAGTTGCCGCCAACGATCAGGTGTTTGAGAATCTCAAACATGGAAACACGAATGTTCTCGGCTTCCACTTCCTTCATGACCGCCTTCTCGATGTCAGCCAGGCTCTGCTCAATCTCAGTCTTCACATCAGGCAGTCCTTCGACCTCTCTCATCGCAGCGTCATCCAGCACGAGGCGGAAGAACGGGGAGTTCGGTGGAAGGAGACTGAGGAGCAGTGAAGATGCGAGGTTGTTTACCCCCCTGGCCCCGGTTCCGTTGTAGGGACACGGAAATTTTCTGCCCGAAGAGTGGCCCTCATCAGGGATCAGAGTCGGAATAGTCAGACGAGAACAGTCTCTGGCACGGTCCAAAAACGAGAACCGAAGGGTCTCAAGCTGGGTGTAGAGGGCTTTTCCGGTCTGGTACATGAGGCTCCAATCAGGAGTAAATCTGGAGACCAGCGGTCTTCATACCACGGGTTCCTCTTCGACGAGCAGCGGCTTGAACACCCTTTTGCTTCGCCATGCCCGCACCCTGTGACGCAGCCGTTTCAGATCGTGGTGGAGGTGGGGGAAGCGGGGCCGGTGGTGGGGTCATTTTCGGCATCTTCGGGGCTGAAATACACATGGTTAGTTTCCGTCAGAAATAATGTTTTCGTTTTGGTGATGATAGAGAGACATCAGACAGTCAACGACCGACCTTTGGCCGCATCGAAAGAAGATCAACCGCTCCGTGTCACCCAAATCAGGACAGACCAAAGGAAAAATTTGATCCAACCATTCGACAACTTCCTTTGGGATCGTCGGTTTTTTCTCTAATAGTCGTTCATTATTATCTATGTCGTTCATTCTTCTTGGCCTCCACATAAGCACCGAGAAGGCAGACGTAGTTCACCACATCAATCAACGTGTCTCGAAACGACTCGTCTGCAACCATGAACTGACCCGTCTCAGAGAACGTGGAGAGTCGGCTCATCTTGTCTGTAAGTCGAACCAAGAACCCCTTTTCGGTTGTACAGACCCCCATGTTTTCACACCTGGTGAAGTTGGCAAAGGGGTGGTTTCCGTCTGCTCCTGCGTAGTCAGCGTTCTTTCTTTTAGAAAGCTCCAATGCCTCGTCACAGAGTGCTTGATGAAACTCGAAGTATTCTTGTCGGTTCATGGGTTCCACAGGTGGACCTCTTCTTTCTTAGTGCAGTATTCTCCGTGCCTCAGAATCCGAGCAACACGGGCTTGAGTGAGTGCGTCCTCTTCAGTGAGTCCGGCTTTTTCATACGCGCCGACAATCAGACCCCAACAGTCCGCAGGGTCAGCCTGCTTGAGAACTTTCTCTGCGGTCTTGGGTCCAATACCCGGACAACCTGCGTAGCCGTCAGTGGAGTCTCCCATCAGGGCTTGCCTGAAGTGGTTGTAGTCAGCCTCCTTTGGACTGATCTCCACAACACCTTCTTCTGGGCGTATCGGCCTGTACAACATCCCTGGAATAGTCATCATGTCCTTGTCTTCCGACACAATCACGGTTTCGTGGTCGTTGTCAGGGTCGGTCTGGAGAATACCCATCACATCATCAGCCTCAAGGTTGTCGTACATCACCGTCTTGTAGGTGTCGATGGCGTACTGCTTGAGTTCCTTGTAGACCACGGGCTTTCTCTTGCCCTTGCGGTTGGCCTTATATGTGGGGAGGACATCCTTGCGCCAGTTCTGATCTCCAGTCAGGGTCAGGACAACATCGGTGGCATCAAGAAGTGCTGCGATGTCCGCAATCCAGATGTCCACCCTTTCCTTGGCTTCTCTCGCGTCCCCGTGCAGAGTCCACCAGTCATCCCCCCAATCCATCTCGACCTCTACTGAAGCCGACTCTCCATATAGAAGAATATCTCCATCAATCAACAGCGTTCGTTTCTCATCCATGCGTTCTCCTTCGACATCCTTGTCGTGGTGTAGTCAATTTTTTTCTTGTCTGACAGTAGTTTTGTGAGTCGTTTTCTCCTGACTGATTTGGTTGGGTACAGAAGTAATTCAGTCAGTATTTCTGCTTGTGGTTTCTTCTCTCTCAAGAAAGGAAGAACTCGTCTAATGCAGTTCCTCGCGTTGTCACCGAAGGCGCACCACTCATAAGCTGTGCGTGAGTTTGTTACCTGTGGCTTAGTCCGTATAGATCCACCGAAAATGTCTCGCAAAAACATGAGTGTATAGGGGTATGTGTTCGTGACCGTGACAGTCGGCGTTCTGTGGTACCTGAAGCATCCCTCTGCATCCAGGTAACCAGCAGCATACACTAAATCAGTGAGTCTCTGCCCAGTTGGCACCAACTCGAAACTCTGCGTCGAGCTTACAGGACAGATTGAACATCTCTCCGGCAGCAACGATGGACCTACACGCGGCAGTCCCCACGACATGGGACACCTCCTCTGGACAGGAAACCTGCACTTCATCATGAATGTGCGCTACCTGTTTCACCATGTTGGGGTCTGACTTGTGCTGGTTCATTCGTCGAATGACCCTGTTCAAGTTTACCGTGGCCTGCTTCATCACCACAGCACCCGCACTTTGCAGCAACAGGTTGAGGGCTGAGTGCTTGCTACGCACCGGCAGCTTGCGACCATCGAGACCAATTAGAAATCCTTTTGTACTGACGTTGTGGTCAATAGCCTTTCGCAGTTTCTTGAATGCAGGCATCCCATCCATGAACTTGGCGCGAATCACCTTGCCTTCCTTGGCACCTCCACCCACCAGCTTGCCCAGGTTCTGGTCGCCCGAACCGTAGATCAGTGCGTAGATGAATGTCTTCGCTGCTGCACGGGTGGGCAATCCAGCCGCCTTCTGGTTCGCAGTGTGCGGGTCGCCTTCAGTGACAATCTTTGCATACTCACCTTTGTCAGCGAAAGCCAAGTAGTGGGCAAGCATCCGAAGCTCTAGCCCTGACGCATCGCATCCCACCAAGACTTTACCCTCATCAGGAAGAAACAGCGACCGGCACTCTTTTCCATAAATAGCGTTGACTGAAGGCACTTGAGAAACATTCGGCCTGCTGTGAGTACACCGTCCCGACACTGCACCGTTCGTGTTGACCGAGCCGTGGATGCGGTCGTTGGTGCTGTTCTTCAGCCACGCTTCTTTTCCTTCGGCAAGCTGACCAAGACGCTTTCCGATAGTCAGGTACTTGAGAAGGATAGCCCCCTCTTCATACTCCATCGCCTCCAGCACCGACTCGTCGATCTGTGGCTTGCCCTCGCCCGTAAACTTCTCTGGCTTCCACCCGTACTTCTTGATGAGACCCTGAGCAATCTGATCTCTGGAACCAGGGTTGAACGGAATGACCTTGATCTTGTTGGGACCACGCTTGATATCTTTTTCTCTGCACCCCATGCTTCGTGCGTGAGTTTTGGTTTCATACTTCTCACCGTCGCACTCCCAATACTGCGGCTTCTTCATTGGGATCTCTGTGGCGGGGAAGATGTCACGAAGATGTGACTCCAGCTTGGACTTCTCTGAAAGCAACTCCGCGTGTAGAGTCTGTGCAGACTTGGTGTCGAATCGGAACCCGTTGATTTCCTGCTGTCGAATATCGCTGGCGAAATCATGCTCCAAGATCACCGACTCTTTGCTGGGCGACTGGTTCATCAGAGACATGTACAACTTCTTCGTGACCTGAACATCTCGGAAGCAGTAGTCCTCCATCTCTTGTGACCACTCATCCCAACAGTCCTCGCCCTCACCGTAGTCTCCCTTGTGCATCTGCAAACGGTAACCCCACGCCTTCAAGCTGTGAGACCCGATGAGTTTTCTAGGCAGGTCGGTGAGTTTGAAGTCCTGATTCTTTTGGTCAGGAAACACCAACCTGGACATAAGCATCGTGTCACGAACACATCCCTTTGGCTTGAACCCGTACATCTTTTTCAACGCAGGCAGATCAAACTTCTGGATGTTGTGGCCGACGATGATGTCCGCATTCTCGATGACTTCAAGTCCTTGCTCGATGTCACCACGTTGTGAGTTGTAGGCAAGGCAACCGTCACCACCGTTCTGCATGACACACAGGCAGTGGACCTTTTCCAAGTCTGTAAGGTTCAGCCAATCATTGATGGCGTTGGTTTCAATGTCGATGTAGACGATGTGCATCATTCACTCCATTGGCTCTCTGGCCTTGTTTACAAGGTAGGCTGGCGTGGCTTTACCCAACGACGCACCGACCATGTTGTTCTCGAAAAACTCCAAAGCCTGCTCTGGAGTCATGTCTCGTTGTAAAATCTCAATGACTTTGCGGTAGTCGTAGACCACGAAGAAAGATTTGTACTGCCTTGCAACACCAATGATTGCTTCTTCGTAACCTTCAGCGAAGATCACTTCAGCAATTTCTTCTTCGTCGAAGTCTTCGTCTTCAATCATTTGAAAATCCCAACTCCCTAGCTCTCGTCATCGCTGCTTGGTACGCCGCGTGTGTCTCGGAATCTTTCATTAGAACTACGGCCAAGTCTCGCATTGCTTCGTCTAAGTTTCTCTCGGTCAAGTTTGCTGATGTCGAAATCATTTTCGTCCAACCACTCTCTGATATAGGGATCGTCCAAAAGAAGGTCTTGCAGTTTTAGCACCATTCGGTCGTGAACTGCCACCACTCTTTGCCTGGTCACGTTCCATTTTCTGCCAATCTCCGACCAGCTTGCAGGTCTGAAAGACTTGTCGGACTCGCTTCCAGTATTTTTCTGTGGACTTCTTGAGATGTCCTCGCGGTCCCCCATTGTGAATCCTTGCAAGAGTTTCGGGCTGCATGTCTGGTGCGTACCTCGCCCAGTATGCGGTCATGATCGCTTCGGCATACGTTCCGTTACGAACTCCATCATAACAGCCACGGTCATCGGGGTGCATGAACTCGACGGCATCTTCCCAATACGCACGGGTAATCTGGTACGGACCAAGCTCACCAGCCGCACCCACCGCATTGGTAGGGTCTTCGTGTCCGCCGGTCTCCACCATTCGGATCGACTCAAAAAGGTATTGACGATTCAACGGGATCGTCGAAGCCCACTTCTGAAAGTCTTCCGGTGTCTGTTCCGTAGCGGAGTTCGACACATCGGCCTGTTTCTCCGGTGTATCTGTTCTTGAGAACTCTAACCGTTGTGACATTTGCATCTCCTTCATCGTCTTGTTGGTTTCGTTCAAGACCCAAAACAATATCAGACAGTTGAGCAATAGCGTGACTGCCACGCAACTGTGCAAGACTTGTAATAGCACCTTCTTCATGACCACGACCCTCCGGTCTGCGTAAGTGTGAAACTAGGAACAATGAACATTTCAGTTCTTCACACATCGACCGAAGCTGAGTCATGACTTTATCTATTTCTCGTCTTTCGTCTCCGCCCTCCATACCGCTGACCACGATTGACAGGTGGTCCAGGACAATGTGCGTGGCACCCATACCTCGAACCATGTACCGGATCTTTGCAAGCAGGTTGTCACATGCCATAGATCCGAAGTGGTCGTAGAGAAACAACTTACCGTGAGCTACCGACTTGTTGAAAGCCTCACGCAATTCGTCTTCAGTGAAGTTCCAATCATGCGGAGCCTTGTTCAAGTGGATGCCCATGAACCCTCTGGCTGTACGCTCAACAGATTCTTCGAGGGCGATGTACCCGGTGGGGTGTCCCATCTGCATAAGCCAGTGCGCGATTTCCCTGCACACGCAGGACTTTCCTACCCCTGTCCCCGCACACAAGGTGACCAACTCTCCCAGCCGGATGCCGTGGGTCTTGTCATTCAGCCCGGTCCACGGGTAAGGCACTGACTCAACCTCGCCCTCCGCCACCACACGTTCCCACAGGTCGCCGCCGAGAACGACACCATCAGGCCGGTAGGTCTTCGCCTCATAGACCGCACTGACAATACCCTTGACATCCTGACCACACAGCAACTCGTTCGCATCTTTGCCACTGATGCCTGAAACAATCTTGGCCTTGCCCGGTGACAGCAGGAGCGCACACTCATTGGCAGCTTCCCGTCCTGGTTCGTCGTTGTCGAAGAAGAAGACAACGGTGTCAAACTTCTCCAGAAACTCCAGTGAGTTCTTGATTGACTTGGCCGCACCCTTCGCACCGTTCGGCACCGACACGACCGGCCACTTGTTTCCAAAGGCTTGGCTGACTGACAGGCAGTCGATCTCACCCTCGGTGATGGTAATCATCTTGCCACCATCTTTGAACAGATGCTCACCGAACAACCCCTCGAACTTCCCCACCATCATGAAGGATTTGTTGGCGAACCTGAGCTTCTGTCCCACCAACTTCCCATCCGCAGATCGGTACGGAGCGATGTGACACTTGCTTCCGTTGTGTTCGCCTACTTGGTATCCATACTTTTCGCAGGTCTTGTTGCTCAAACTGCGATTAGGCAGTGAGACGCAATCGCCCTCGGCAAACCGTGCATCCTTGACTTGAGTTTCCACTTGTTGAACCTCTCCATTGTTCTCTCGATATCCGCATCCGAAACACCACCCATGTCCATCATCGTACCTAGCCAGGTTGTCCTTGCTTCCGCAGTTGGGACACGGTTCATGGTGCAAAAATTGTGATGATGATTCTTGTTCCATGCTCGTCTTCATAAACCTTCTTGCCACTGCATTTCACAATCTGGTCATCGTCCCCCCAAAGAATTCCGTTCGCGGAATCGAGGATGCCCTTCATGTAGTTGTCAATGTCCCCCCGTGGAGTGTCACGCTTCGTTGTCTTCGGCCTCTTGCAATAGAACTCAAGGTGAACAGACAACTGACCAGACAGAGGTTCACTCAAGTCCATCGCTTCCAATGCGATCTTCGCGTCCTTGCGAAACTTGGTGTACCTTTTACCGTAGTAGGTTCCCCACTTAGATACGCGGGGTCTGCTGGCTGGGACCGGCTCCACGGGTAGGACAATTTTAGAAAGCGAACGGATCTTCGTTCCCCGATGCTGCCTTCTTTGGCTCCTCAAACTCAAAGTCGAACTCGTCGGACGCATTGCTGCCACCGAACTCAACGAGGTTGAGAACCTGGACCGCCTTCAGTCGCAGTGTGATCCCAACCCCCATGCTCGGGACATACCACACAAAAGGTTCAAAGCCGATCTTGATCTCACTGCCAGAACCGACACGGCCCTCGACTGGATGGTTGGACTTGTCCACCAATAGAACGCGAGTTTCGATGGTCTTTTTTTCGTATTCATAACTCGACTTGTTCTTGAACTTGAACTCCACCTCGCCGGTTGCGTTGCCCTGGTCATCAACCACTTCGGACCACGGCATGTTCGCCTTCTTCAGCTTCGGCTTGTTGAGTTCCTTGGAGTGAGCCGCGTACCCCTCCTTGTACACTGACGCAAGACTCTCGATGAACAGCTTCGCGTCTTCAGCGTTCACCTTCAGCGTCACCTTGTATTCCGATGTGTCCCAACGTGTGTCAGGTTCGTTCAGCCACGGCCAAACTGCGATCCCCGTAGGGCTTGTCATCTTCTTTCGAGCCATTAGATTCTCCTTCAAGAAAAGTAGTAGTCTGAGTTCATCACTTCGTTTATATCCAAGTTACCAAGCGGTGGGTGGTCAGGTAACTCCACACCAACAGGCAACAACATTTCGATTTCCTTGCGAAACTGCTCAAGCAAGTTCGGTGTGAACATCTGCACCGTGCATTGTCTGGTAGCCGTTGCCAGCGTTCCGCTGTGCTTCGCAGTCGTGGCGTAGGCATCATGCACCATAGCAAACTGACTGACTCCTGCACTAGCTGACAGGTTCACCACCAGTGCTTTTAGTGCAGCGTCCAGTGCGTGTACAAAGTTCGGACACATTCCATTGATGTGCTTTCGTGGCGATGCTTCCCCGCGTCCGTGCTGCAACCGATGTCGGCGGATCTTGTCACCGATGCTGGTCTTGACTTCGTAACTCGATTGCTTCTCGTAAAGCTGCTTGACCAAGAAGCCGGAGGGCGATGACCACATCGGAGTGACATCGTGTCTCATGCAGATCCGTGCGATCTCTCTCAACCAGTCCATGCACACACGGGCGGATGCCACCACTTCACCGATGGCTTCCCAAATCAGATCGGACAAGTAGATGCACGGTTTGAACACTTCGGGAAATGGGTTCTCTACACCTGGTCTCATCAACATGTCTTGGAACCACTCAATGGTGTACTCCTTGCATGACTGTCGAGTCGAGCCGTAAACGATTGTCATCGTCTGTCGCTTGGTCGTGCTTCGGGTGATTCCAAACTTCAACCAACCCCTAGCGTATTCGTGTTGGTCAGTTCGCAACCTGTTCATGACACGATCCGCAACCATTTGGTACGGGTCTTGTGGTCGATCACTCGGAAGTATGTTGGTGTTCCGTGCGGTCTCGATGTCACGAAGCAGGATTGCGTAGATGCCCAGTCCCTGGTTGCTTGCGTCCTGACTCACCGGAGTCCGTGACAAGTAGCCGTAGCCCTGCTGCAAGAAGTTGCCGATGTCCATTGCAACAGCGAGAAACTCCCAAGGCTCATCCGCATCTTTCCACTGGGTGTACCCTAGAGGATCTTTGGCAATGGACTTGAACAGGTCTTCGTTCTCCCACACCCACTTCATCCTGTAGTCGAGAGGCTTCTTGTCGTGGCCCCAAGTGTTCGCCGCTTGCAGTGCCAACCAGTTCGCATCGTTCTGGTTGTCGATGGTGTCACCATTTGAAAACTGCAACAGCCCCTTGGAAACTGGAGAGCCTTGGCAATTCAACGGTGACGGTATGTCATAGGTACGGCCACGAAAGTCACACTGTTTCGGAAACCAGATCGGCCTGCCTTTGAACTTGTTCGCAAGAAACAGGATCTTGCCTAGCTGCAACCGCTTGGACTTGTCGCCGTTGTTCAGGCGGTGGACTTCAGCAGCGTGTCGCCGCCAGTTCTTCTGCTGAGTTGGGTCTTCCCATTCATCAGGTCGGTCGGGCAGTGCGTGGTCCTGGTTGGTAGGCAAGCCCCCAATCTGGTGGTTGTTCTCATAGCTGTATTCCACACACTTGAGAACGTCCTCGTTGATCCGCCACGCAGTGTCCTGCTCATGACCAAGTGCTTCGTACACCACCGGCATGTCAGTTGCGTTCAGTTGTTCGAGGAAGTTCT